TATCTGAAATAGGTACTCCGTTATTTGACCAATTTACTGGTTTAAAATTATTATTCTTTTCACTCCTATCTGAAATAGGTAATCCGTTAATTGACCAATTTACTGGTTTAAAATTATTATTCTCTTCACTCGTATCTGAAATAGGTAATCCATTAATTGGCCAATTTACTGGTTTAAAATTATTATTCTTTTCACTCGTATCTGAAATAGGTAATCCGTTAATTGGCCAATTTACTGGTTTAAAATTATTATTCTTTTCACTCGTATCTGAAATAGGTAATCCGTTAATTGACCAATTTACTGGTTTAAAATTATTATTCTTTTCACTCCTATCTGAAATAGGTAATCCGTTAATTGACCAATTTACTGGTTTAAAATTATTATTATTATTGTTTTTATTGTGTTTATTGTTTTTAAATGAATGTTTAAACAATTTTGTTTTATTGTTATTTTTTAATATTTTTGTTAAATCAACTTTATTATCTTGATCATATTGTTGTTTACATTCTGGACATGGTGGACATTTATTATAAGTTCTTAAAAATTCCAAAAATAATTATAATACTATACTTACATAAAAAAAATGAAAACAATTAATTAAATAATTATAATTTATACTTAAATTATAATTATTTAATTAAATTATAATTTTTACTTTAATTATATTTTATATTTTTTCATGTATTCATTTTGTGCTTTATCCAAAGCATCAATTAAATTTTGTTTTAAATTTTTAATTTCATAATTAGTTTGTAACCATTTTTCGAAACATTCTAATATTTCTGTTTTTTTGAAATAAAAATGTCCATAAACTTGTTGTTCAAAATTTTCTGGAGGATTATTTATTTGTTCAATAATTGCATACATAATTGTATATTTTTGAATGTTACAATTATAATTATTAGATGATGCAATACCTGCAGGGGTACCATAAGATGATTCCCATCCAGGTTCATTAAAATATGGTTGTTCACATAAAATCAATGATTGAATTGATAATAGTAACTGTAATAAAGTTGATGTATCTGCATTCCAATTTTCAGATTCATGACCTCTCCATGTACCTAATAAACTTAAACATACTTTACCACTCTCATATAAATTTGGATTAAATCGAACTCTACCACTTCCTGTAGTTTGAAAATGACACGATGGATTATTTGTTGGATATAATTCGCCTAATTTAATATGAAATTCAAAAAATCCATTTTCATATGGAGTGTCTTTTGGTCCGATAATTACAAATTTCATCAGAGACATTTGTTCTTTATTAAATTTTGCAAATATACTAGATTCCCATGATATTGGCATATTTTTTCTCAATGATATCATTTCTTTTGAAATCCTACCAATATTATTGCAGTATTTTCCTGGTGTACTATCCAATGGTAAATACAATTTTTTTATAAATGTATCAACAATATCATAATTATTTCCCTTAACAAAATGAATATATTGTGATCTAATATCTGATTCATTTACATTATTCTCATTATTATTATTATTATTATTATTATTATTATTAATGTCAATAATAATATCATACAATTCTGACTCTATTTTTGTCAATTCTGGATTAATTACTTTATAGTCTACTAACATATTTTTACATTCAATAATTGTTTCAAGTAATTCATTAGTTACAACATTATTATGATTTTTGAGTATGTTATTTAATAACAGAAATAAATTATGATATACATTTTGATATTTATTTATGTCAATCAATTGGATATCTTTGAAATATGCAATTAGTAATGGTATAATACAAGATTTATTAATTTGATCTAATGTTAGTTCACATTTATTAATCATTGATAATGTATTGTTGATCATTTGATATTTCAATTCGACACTATTAATATAACTTTTGATATTGAATTTTTTTCGATTATTTGAACCGTAACCAACATATTCAATTTTATCTAATTTTTTATTGGTATATATGGATACAAAATTAATATTAATGTCTTTTTGTGATATCAGATTTGGTTTTATTTGTGAATAAATTGATAAGTCATTTAATAATTTAAATATTTCATTATTGTTGTCATTAAATGATTTATCAATTATTTTTCCATGTTCATTTATAATATTTCTAACCGATACTATAGTATGTTCAAGTGAATTTGTTGGATTCCAAAAATTCACTTTGAAATAATCTAAACTTGATATGAAATATTCTAAATTATCCTCAAAATTAATGTTAAAACTTATTTTTGGAGGATAATAAGGATATAAATTTGAATCTAATGTAATCATCATAATAATATCATCTAAATTATCAAAATTAGATAAAACGACAGATAATATAAATATATTATTATCTATTGGGTTTATTTTAATATTTTCAAATTTAACATTTATACAATTAATTTCATTAATTAACATTTGGACACGACTCATATCTGAAAAATTTTGAATTTTATCATTTAAATTTATAGTGTTTGATTTATTTTTTTCGATATAATCCATTGATTTGTATACTATTTTATTTGTATCTAAATAGATAATCTCCTTGTAATTTATTTTTAAGGTTTCTAAATCATTCTCATTGCCATAAATATCATCAATTGTTTCATCATTTATTTCTTTTGGTTCATTATTATTATCATCATTTGTATTGCAATTATTAGTGATATTTAAATCAAACTCTTTTTCGGTTCCAATAAAATTTAATCCATTTAAATTAACATTAATTGCAGAACTGTTTAAATTATTTGTTACTTCATCTGATAAAGTAGATTCATTATCTGAAACTATATCAAGTTCAACAAATGAATCATTTAATTCATTAAGATATTTAATTAAAACAGAATCATAGATATTATAGTTTGATACATCAGATTTTTCCATAAAACTTGTAAATTCTGAATAATCATATATACTGTATTTTGAATTAAATTTTTCGATTATCTGTTGAATTTCTTCATCAACATACATGTCTAATGAATGTAGCATTAAATATTCTTTTAAATGTAATTTAAAACACCAAATATTTTGGCCAACATATGAGTCAAATGTGATATAATTTGAATCATGATCATAATTAAAATTACTTAAATATACGTCATCATTTAATATTTTCCAATTTACTAATAAAAAATCGATTGGATTAGATTTAACAAAACCTGTTTGTTTTTTGGTTAAATTTATACTTAACATAGTATATTAATATTTAATATTAAGTTATATTGAATATATATTTAAATATATATTTATCAATTTTTTACATATATTTCATTTATAATATTTTTATAAATAAGTTCTATATTGTATTATACCGTTGTTTCTAAAATCAAAATTGCATATTTTTAATTTATTTGAATAAGAAAAATTATAATCATAAACTAAACCTATATCTCATCGTTTTGATATATTTGATTTACATATTTCCCATTTCTATGTTTTATTCTTCCGTCATATGATAATATTATATGTAATAACTCTTTTGGAATGTATGGTTTATTCATTTATTATTAGTTTATAAAATGTTATATTATATTGTTATTATGTAAATTAAATTAGATAATAATAATGTTAAAAGGTGTAAAATTATAAAAAAATGATATTATACTTCATTTTCGAATTCGTTTTCAAAATCAACTATACGGGTGTTTACGTTGATGAATTCATGAGTATCTAAAAATGCCTTTATCTCACTTACAAATACTGAATCATCTGTTATGTTACCATTAACCCAACCTAATGCATTACGAATTGGATCATACTCTCGACTCTGTAATGTTCTTGCTAAAACTTGACTAGGATTAGGGTTTTCGGTTGGATTTGCAAGCATTAGTTCTTCGCCAAATAACAACATTTTTAATAGACTCGCAGAATAACCAGACACTTGGTTAACTCCTTTGGTCGTACAATCGACAGGCGAACCAGATGGTTCGCCTCTCAAATTCCAAAAAATGATCGTAGGTAACATAGTTTGTGTTTGTTCTTCAGTTAAACCGAACCATGCAGACCACTTTCTACAAATAGTATCATACATAGTTTCCCATGTGTCAACAGTTTGTCTTATGGATACTCCATAACCATAACTAGTATAGGTATGACCAAGTGAAATATTAAATTGCATATCAGATAATACCAACAATTGTTTTGGCGCGTTGGCAATATTTCGTCCACATTCCTGCATAATCTCATCAAAAGCCTTGACGAAATCTGTAGAAGCACCCCATGGTGCTTTTTTAATCTGTTCAACCATCATTGGAAACGTTTTAATATTTCCAATATTCACAATCGCAGGATTGGTGTCAAAAGTAATGAATGTCTGAAATGCATCTGATTTTGCAATTTTTTGTAAACGGAGTAAAACTAAAGTTAATCCAATTGCAACGTACATTGGTGTACCACACATAGAACCAGAAACATCTGTCATACATTTAATATTTGTAATATCAAATGTGAATTTATTATCACCAAGTTTTTCTTTTGATTCTAATTCTGCTTTTGCAAGTTGTTGTTGAATAGAATCAACGTATGATTCAAATTGACGATGTGTTAAAGCTAATTTCAATAATTCATGTTCAATAAATTCTTCAATAGTATCGTGTAGCACTTGTTGAGCAAATATGCCTGCAACTAACTTATCAATTCCCATTTGTGATCCATTCACCTTACCATTAATCATGTGATTCGAATAATGTTTTTTGCATAATTCGCGATCTGCTTTATCTGATTCTGTCAAAGATGCAAATTTATCAACCATATATTTACCATTACGTTGTATTTTTGGAAAAGCAGAAACGGATTCCATTGCAAATGCACTTTTGTATTTGTTCATTGCAAGTGATGGAACTGATTTGAATTCGATGTCTCCAAAATGATGATCACACATTTGTTGTTCCACAATTGGAATATGTTTTGTAAGATTTGTAATAATCTTTCTATATTTTCTGAATGTTGTACCTTTGTATGAACTATTGAGTTTAACTCTATTTAATAATTCAACTTGTAATGATTTCAAACCATGTAAATGTAAAACCTTATTGATAGATAACATCAATGATTTGTTTTCACGTGGTAACCATTTAGCGAGTAAACTAATATGAACACCAGTATCGACAGTATCTATTTTTTGCAAATCAACAGAAATTTGATTTGCAACAACATCAAGTAATCTGATAATTGTACTCTTGGATAATTGTCCAAGAGAAATTAATACGAAACAATCTTTCCAGTAACCATAATTAGCAATTTCACCACATAAAAGGTTGGTAGAGTTGGGGAAGGACTTTGCAAGTTCGGTGAAAAAGGTGTAAAAAAGTGATTTTTCACCTTTGCCACCTCTGCAATATCTAGTAAGAAAACACAATACAAATGTATTTGTGATTTTACTAGTAGCGTCATTTAATTCACAACTCTTTATTGACTGTAAAATATCTTGAACCAGTAAATCAACATGTTGATTATCACGATTCATTCTATTAAACGCAACCAATAATTTATCACTGATTGCATCACTGGAATATTCCAGACATCCATTTTCACCAATTTGCATATTGGTTTCAATAGTAGTAGTGTTAATATCAATAATACGATCGATATTTTCGACATTCATAGTTGACGACATTGTAGATATGGAATTAAACATGAATTATAAAATCAAACAACAATATTTTTTTTCAATTTTTTGTAAATAAAATATATTAGTTCATAATATAATCAAAAGAATTAATAAATTCGAGGTTAATAAAATTTAGATTATTAACCTCGAATTTATTAATTCTTTTGATTATATGTATTTGCATCATAACACATTTTTATCAATAATTATAATAATTGCTTAAAGAAAAAACTATTATAGGGAAAAAATAATTAAATTTATTATGTATTTGCATCATAACACATTTTTATCAATAATTATAATAATTGCTTAAAGAAAAACTATTATAGGGAAAAAATAATTAAATTTATAATGTATTTGCATAATAACACATTTTATCAATAATTATAATATTTGCTTAAAGAAAAAATTATTATTCTTGCCCTATTAGCATAAAAAATATACATCATCATTATGATTTATATTTTTCTTATACAATTAATAAAAAAAAATATTAATTCAATAAATAAACTATTTAAAAAAAACAATAATTATATATGTTATATAAAAAAGACATATGACAAATACAAATACAAATACAGGATACCGATTAGTAAGATATTCATTTGTTATTAATAATGAAGATTTTGTACCAAGTGATTTATATAATCATATTCAAAAAAATGGCAGGACATATGTAAATTTGCGTACTCGTGAAGAAAGAACTAAATTTTTCAATGAATTACAAGAGTTCAATAATAAGAATGATATCAAAGTAAAAGCAAAAGAAATGACATATGAATATTTTGTAAGATCACAACAAAAAAATGTGGATGACAGTTATAGAACAATTAAATTTACTGATGTTGTTAATTATATTAAGTTGCGTATAAACGATGATGACGTATTAAAACAATTAAGTAATTGTTTTAAGGTATCAAATGATTGGAAAAATTTTAAGGTTACTGTAACAAGTCATGATTTAGCAAAATTATTAAATGGAGACAGAATGTTTTTACCATATAAAAAACGCCAACATACGATTAATGTAAATACAGAAGTTAATCAAAAGGATAATTCTAATGAATCGAATGAATAAATGATTTTATTTTTTATTTTTTATTTTTTTTAGATATAATATCAATTTAATTAAATTAATGAATTTATCAGATTTTTCTTTTACTTCTTCTTTTACTTCTTCTTTTACTTCTTCTTTTACTTCTTCATTTACTTCTTCATTTACTTCTTCATTTACTTCTTCTTTTACTTCTTCTTTTACTTCTTCATTTACTTCTTCATTTACTTCTTCATTTACTTCTTCATTTACTTCTTCATTTACTTCTTCATTTACTTCTTTTTCATCTGCAATTGGATTTGGTATGTTATCTTGATTCATTTATATATTATTTATATATAATATAATTATTCTTGGAACGGATAAAAAAATAAGAAATAAAAAAATGCGTTTTTTTATTTTTTATTTTTTATTTTTTATTTTTTATTTTTTATTTTTTATTTTTTATTTTTTATTTTTTATTTTTTATTTTTTATTTGTAGATATATAATTTATATTTAATAAATTATATGTTTAATGGTATATGAGATATATATATCAAATATTAGCAAGAAATTTTAATATAATGCCGAGATATGAGAATGATATAGATGACAAAAATACAACATATAATATTTTTATATTATATATGATAATAATATTAGTGATAATGTTGATATATATAATATTTATTTTTGATGAAAAAGAAATAAAATTAATAATTTCTTGAATAAATATAATTAGATAAATGCAATCAAACAAATGGGGTAGTCATTGTTGGGAATTTTGTCATACAATATCATTTAATTATCCAATCAATCCATTAAAATCAGATAAAATCTCATATAAAATGTTTTATGAAAATTTAAAAAATATATTACCTTGTAATATATGTCGTTGTTCATATACATTTTTTTATGATAATTTTCCAATTGACGATTATTTAGATGATCGTCATGGGGTTGTTTATTGGGTATATATAATGCATAATATTGTAAATTTAAAATTAAACAATGAATGGAAAACACTAAAAGAAGTTATTTTAAAATATGAAAATAATCGTGCAAGATGTGGAAATATAGACACCAAGGATAGTAAAACATTATCAGATTGTCAAAAGCAAATAAAATGGAATGATGAAATGGAAATTTTTTATGGTCATATTATAAATAAATATGAACATAAAACAATAAAAAATATAGCGAATATAATAAAAAATAATACTGAACATAGTGATATTTTAAAAATTATTAATAATATTGAAAATAAATTATAAAAACATACATCTATGTAAATATTTCAATGTATTTTGTAATTGGAACTCCGCATGGACAAACCATTGTACCATTAGTACTTGAACGTATATTATTTTTCCAACAAATTTTACAATAAATAACATGATTACAATTACTTGACACATAATTTGCAAAATTAAGACATTTATCTTGACAACATTTAATACCTGTATCTGTAACAGATTTAATTAATTTAATATGTTTAATATCTTTTCTACATAATGGACAAGATTTAGGACAACTGACTAATTGTTCTTTGATTTTTTTTTCAAATGTTGTAATCGATATTTCTTGATCTGAGTAAATATCCTTTGTTTCAATCCTTTTGATTGCTTTGTCTATCGATTCTGTTTTCATACGTAAATTATGAATTTGTTCATACGGAACAGTATTTGCAAAAAACATTTGTTCGGTACACATTTTACAAGCTATACAATGACCACAATCATATAATACAGATTTAGGATTTAATGTACATATTGTACACATACTTGACTCTAAATCATATAAAACTATTTGTTTAGTATCATAAATAGTTTCGGTTATTCCAGATGAATATTGTCTAGAAGTAGTTGAAGAAACATTACGTGCAATTGAAAGATCTGATGTAGTAATAACATAATCTAAACAATTTGAATGTATGTTTGATTTATTATGTAAACGTAATATTTGATTAATAGATGCCAAAAAATACATATCAATTTGCGATTTATTACTTTTTTCATCAATTGACTCTTTTGCAATTACGTATTCTGGTGATTTTACCAACATTGATAAATCATCAATTGATTTTTTTCTATCTTCACGTGATAATTGTTTTAATCCATTTAATTCAAACATCAAATTACAGTATTTATTAACTAAATCAACCATTTCATGTGATAAATACGTATTCTCTTTGTTATCCACATTACAAACAAATCGATAAATATTATCTTGTGTTTTAATTTCAACATAAATTGGATCATTTGAATTACAAATAAAATATTCTTCATTAAATGTATTAAATTTGTCTATTGTTGATAATACAAATTTATTATATATTAGTTCATCTACTCTAGATCGTTTTGTTGGATTTTCATAATACTCTACAAATTCATCCATTATTTCCTGTAATTCGGCGGTTATTATAATTTCATCTAATTTTTTATCTAATTCTTCATTTAAATTTCCATTTAATTCTTCATTTAAATTTCCATTTAATTCTTCATTTAAATTTCCATTTAATTCTTCATTTAAATTTCCATTTAATTCTTCATTTAAATCTATATCTGATGAATTATGAAGCAAGTCATCTAGATGTATAATATTAGATGCTGGATGTAAATTAGAAACAATCATATCTGCCATAGAACCAGAAACATCCACATAAAAAATGAATAATAAATCTTTATCGACATTATAGAAATCAATACTATTATTGCAATTTATTCGTATGGTATTGTTGTTAATATTTGATACTTTTAATTTTGTTTCGACTGATTTATCGGTTGAAACAAACAAACTTTTGTCAATTTCAACATTTGAATTTACTGAAATTACACTTTTACTGGATTTAATTTCATTTGCAGTTGTATATATATTGATTTCAACATTTTTTGCAAAAATAGAAACAGATCCAAAAGTATCACCTATAATTGAGTCATAAACATCATATTCGTCATTCCCTTGTACAAAATTATCTGCCATATTTTCCATTAGTAGTTTGTCATATTGTGTATCATGACCAATACCAAGTGAATAATTAAATTTGATATGTTCTTCAGTAATTCTTTCAGTTGGATATTGTATAGAAGTATTATGATAACCATCTGATAATAAATATTTTATTGATTTTAATGTAGAAAAATTAGAATCAATAAATTTGTTTGCTTGTTTTACTGCATAAAAATTTGTACCTCCACAACTAAATATTGATTGTTCAATAATATTTTTAACATCTTTAAATTTACATTTATTTACACTTGATATTAATTCATATGGTTGTTTGTCTGCTGGTAAATCAATTGTTGAAAATATTTCTGCACAATTATTAAAAAGAACTAATATAAGATCAATTTTTTTGTTATTTTTTGTTGATTTTAATTTATCAATAAATTCATATGTATTCATTAATGCTTTTTTAACAATCGATATTTTGTTATTTGGATAATCAATTGGTAATTGTGCCATTCTATGAATATCATAATGGATATTACTAATACTTGTATTTCTTAATAATGGTAATGGTGGTGGCATTGATGGTAATGTTGTATCTAATAGTGTTGGTGTTGTTGGTATTGCTAAATCAGGATTTGCAAATATTTCGTCAATATCTGTATTTGTTTGTTCCAAATAATATAATAAATTATTATATTTATTTATAATGATGAATTACCATAAAAAAATCAATTTTTCGTAATAGTTCATAAGAAACAAAATAATATATAATATTATTAACCAAAAGAATTAAGAAAATAGACTATAATATGATGAACATAAAAGTTAAAATAAATTAATCTAAAAAGGTAAAATTTGTATTTTTGTTCAAAAAGTGTATATTTTTAAAAACATACCACTAACCAAAAGAATTAAGAAATTAGATGTTAAACAGTGGTAATATAAATAAAAATATATTTAAAAATAAATGGTAAAATTTAATATTTTAGCCCAAAAAACACAATATTAA